AGGCTGCCTCGCGGCGTTGACTTCGATGACGTCCAGAGAGCCGTCGAATTCACGATTGAAGCTTTGGCGCTTCGAACAGGAGGTGATGCTGTACCACCGCCTGATGTGGTCACCACTAAGCAAGTGGTCAGTGACCCCATCTCCCCCGATGATTTATTGGGAGGGCAAGATGATGAAATCCATGACCGATTGGTTGGATACCTACAAACGGTTGTTGGATTTTCAGAGAGAAAACCGCAGACACCAGCAAGTCTTGCTAGGAAGGCAACAGCTTGGGTCGCTCGACACCGAGAAGATTTCAGCGACCTTAAGCGAGAAGATCGAGCTCGCGAGTTTATTCAACGCGCTGTTGTCGCGTCATTACTTCCGTCAGCCGACGAGCAAGAATTGGCTCGTCTCTATGGTGATCGAACTCGGATGGAAAGCATCGAAGTTGCTAATAGTGCCGCCACTTCTATGCAAGATCCGTACGGAAATGTTGGCGTCGGCTGGTGGGGAGTGGTTGGAGGAGTTGGCCTCCTTGCCGGAATCCACCTTATGCGAGGCAGCACGCATCGTGCGACAGCGTTGGCAACTGTGGCCATTGTGGGGGCCGCTGCGTTAGTAGGCCCAAGTTTTGTCGACAAATATTTCCGTCGACCGAGGGGTGGAGCCCGTGGGGGCTCGTGGTTTTAGGGGTGCCCAGTCAAGGTACCCGCAGTATGCGCCTATCCTAAACAACAACAGGAGGTGGCAGCAGTACATAGCGGCCCGCATCCACCTGCGGACTGGGAGCATAATAGCAATCGTCACTTGATACGTATTGTACCACCAATACCGGGCTTGTGGAATTGTGCGATACATTCTGATTGTACATGCAATGAAATTATATCAGCGGTCAATAGGGTACTAGGTGTGGTACCTTTACCAACTGAGAGGGGTTTGAAGGAGATTAAATTCCAATGTGATAGAGCCGTGGAGAGGATTGGGCTATTAGAACCTTGGCACTTAGCGGAAGTCGTGGAGTCTTTTAAAGGCCCACGTCGGAAGCGGTACCAGCAGGCTTATGATTCTCTGCAAGTTGATCCATTGGTTCCAGCTGATGCTAGAATATCTGCATTTGTAAAAGCTGAGAAGTTCAACCCCGAGGAGAAGGAAAATCCTGATCCGCGCATGATACAAGCACGATCCCCAAGATACAATTTAGTTATAGCCAAGTATTTAAGACCTATTGAACATTATATTTATAATTTACGTGATGAGTTAGGCATTCGAATGGTAGCCAAAGGATTAAATCAAAGTG